AAATCAGGGACGTAGGTGCCCGAAGGTACATCGGGACATAAGCGCCCACATATAGCAACCGAGGTTGAGGACTAGTGGTAAGGTGGCTTGGAATCGCAAGCGTGTAGGTTGCTTTTTTCAGATGTTAACTGCCTAGTTGCAGTTCTAATTGGTTAGATAGAACTCGGCATTGCTGTTCGGTGAAACTCCGTGATTGGTTCTCGCATAGGATCGGAAACGTCCCTGCCTATGCAACGTACATATCGAATTCACTCATTGCGAGTGGCTTTTTATTTTGGATAAAGCGAGGTGGCAGACATAAACTGGACGGAACAAGAAATTGACAGGCTCAAAGAATTAATCAATGAAGGTTATACCAATAAGGAAATAGCAACTATATTATCAAACGAGTACGGGAGAGAGTTTACCAAGATTAGTGTAAAAAGCAAACGTCAACGATTGAACAAAGTAACGCCACCTCGCACCTTAGATGGTCAATCAATCAACGAAAACAAACGGTACAACATAGATGGTACTATTTCTCAAGCTGAATTCGATGTGAAGATGGCTTTCTACCAGAAGGACAGTAAAACGCCAGAAGATATTCTCAAGTACAAGGGCTATGATCCGCAAGAGTGGGAAATATCGCAAGTAACCACGAATGAGTGGACGACCACAACAGCGGATATCCAGAAATGGAATCAGCAGTTGAAGTTTGTAGTGAAGCCAAAGCACAAGGCATTTAACGCATCTGCCTTCACTGAATCGATTGAGCCAGTAAAACTAACCTCAATCAAGACTGGTGACCGAAACTTGTTCATCGGTTTGGCTGATTGGCATTTCGGCATTACTAAGATACAGGATTTACAAGACAAGCTAGCGAGAATGATTGAAGTTATCTCAAAAGGCTATAAGCAGATTGTTATTGGTCAGCTAGGAGATTTATTCCATAGCAGCCAAATCAAAAAGTCAGTCACGATGGCTGGTACACAATTAGATGATGTGGATATGGAAACAGCAATCAAAGATGCACGAGCGTTTTTCGATGTGTTGATTACTGAATGTGTGAGACATTCAAAGCAAGTGACTGTGGAGCACGCCGAAGGGAATCATAGCGGATCGATCGAGTATATGTTTCTCCTATACCTAGAAGCCAAGTATCCAGACATCAAAGTGAATTACCATAACAAGTACCGTCAAGCGTTCATGTTGGATAACGTGGCGATCATGATTACTCATGGGCAGTATGGCAAGCGGAAGGATTTGCCGATGTTGTTCGCTACTGAGTTCAGCGATATATGGAGCAAGGCAACTACACGGGAGATAATCACAGGTCATTTCCACACGCAACAGACGAACGACTATCAAGGTGTGATTCATCGTCAGTTAGGGACCATTAAACCGAATGACAACTATGAGATTGAGAATGGTTGGACGATGGGCAAGAAGGTGCTGCAGTTGTTTGAATATGATAGTGAAAGGTTGAGGGTGACTTATGACATCTAAGGGACAAAAAGATTATGCAGTCATTAAAAAGGGATTCAAGGTTAGCATGGTATGCAACAATCCGTTTCCTCAACCGGAAATTGAACCGTTTGGAGATATGGTGGAAATCTATTCGATAATGGCAAATAAAGAAGATGCCGTACGAACGGCTGATGAATTATCGGAACAAAATTATTTTCGTCAATATGAAGTTCGTGAATATGAGTTGGGGTGACTGATATGCAGTACTATTACATCCAACTATCAGTGGGAATACTAAGGCATAAGAATATCCGACAAGCGGAGTTGAAACCAAAGCATACGTTGCTTGAATGCTTTCACCAGTTTAGTGACGAGTATATCGATCGGCATAGGTTGATATATGTTGGGCATGGTTGGAAGAGTGATTCGCATATTGTGGAGAGATTAAGGAGGTATGGAATGTGAAATTCTATGAAGCGCTGCTAACGATTGATGTAGAACCTGAATTTGCTGAATCATATAAGAAGGCGATTGAGGGAGAGAACGAAAGATACTTTACAGAGAACCCTATTCTGGATAAAGATGGTAAGTTGATTAGCAATGACATTAAACCTGTATGGAGTGGGAACTATGTGAATGTTAATACCGATTATATCAGATCAGTAGCGATTTGTTGGTTATCTATTGCAGTAGTATCTCGAACTCAAACAAACGTAGAGCAGTTCATTAAGCAATATGAGCGAGAGGGAGCAACGCTAGTTAAGAAGAACTTTTAAATGGAAGTGGTGATGGAAAATGAGTTTAAACCCAAGACAACTAGCTTTTGCTGATGAGTACATCATCACTAAAAAAGTAGTCAGATACGCTCAAAAAAAGTCAAGTTCGGAGGTGTTTTAGACAATGGCTAATAATTATGAAAAAGCAATAGTCTTAATGGTTAGAACGTCATTGACTCAACGAGAGATTGCCAAAGAACTTGATGTTACAGAAGAAACTATTTCAAGATGGAAAAAAAGAAAAGATTTTGAAGATTTAAAGACAGCAGAGGAAAAGAAATTTCTCAAAGACTTATCTAGCAAATCTATTCGAACGATGGAAGAACTACTGACAGCTAAAAGCGAGCTAGTTAGATTTAACGCAGCAAAAGATATTTTGGACAGAACGGGGCATAAACCTGTTGAAGTATCTGAAATGTCGGTTACAGAAGTTCCTACATTTATCGATGATATCGGTAGTGAAGACGATGGCTAAAAAGCTTTCTGATTTACTACCTGAGAAGTTTCATAGCGTATGGAGGGCTACACTTAACTCTGACATATTGAATATCGTTTGCAAGGGTGGTCGTGGATCTGGTAAATCATCGGATATTGCGCATATAATCACTCAATTACTTATGCGTTACGCTGTAAATGCAGTCGGGATACGGTATGTTGATAATACGCTTGAGCAATCATTGTATGAGCAGATGAAATGGGCGATTGAACAGCAAGGTGTTTCCCACCTATTCAAGTTTAATAAATCTCCATTGAGGATTACTTATAAACCGCGTGGTAACTACATGATATTTCGTGGAGCACAAAATCCAGAACGAATTAAGTCGTTAAAGGACAGCAAATTTCCTTTTGCGATTGGTTGGATTGAGGAGCTAGCAGAATTTAAGAATGAAGATGAAGTAACGACTATCACCAACTCCCTATTGCGTGGAGAATTGGATGATGGTCTTTTTTATAAATTCTTTTACAGTTATAATCCGCCAAAACGGAAACAATCATGGGTAAACAAAAAATATGAAACATCCTTTCAGCCTAAGAATACATTCATTCATCATTCAACTTATAAAGATAACCCTTTTATTTCTAAGGAGTTTCTGAGCGAAGTCGAAGCAGCCAGAGCAAGGAACCCTAGACGAGCTGAGTGGGAATATGATGGTAAAGCTATTGGATCTGGCGTTGTACCGTTCGACAATTTGAAAGTAGTGCCAGGGAGCATCACTGATGAGATGGTAGCTAACTTCGATAACATTCGAAATGGGAATGACTTTGGTTATGCAACTGACCCCCTAGCGTTTGTAAGATGGCATTACGACAAAAAGAAAAATGGTATCTATGCAATAGATGAAATTTACGGCGTGAAGATTAGCAATAGAGAGCTAGCGAAAAAACTCCACGAAAAAGGATACCAAAATGATGAGATATTCTCTGATTCTGCCGAACCAAAAAGTAACGCTGAGTTAGTGAACGAACATGGCATCAGAAATATTAAAGGTGTCAAAAAAGGATCTGATTCCGTCGAATATGGCGAGCAATGGTTAGATGATTTGGACTTCATATGCATTGATCCCTTGCGAACGCCGAACATCGCTAAAGAGTTTGAAAATATAGATTATCAAACTGATCGTGATGGAAATCCAAAGCCAAGGTTAGAGGATAAAGACAACCATACGATCGATGCGACAAGGTATGCATTTAACGAAGACATGTGGGCCAAAAAGAAATCAACCATTACCAAAGAGAAGCGGAACAAAATCAAGAGAATGTTTTAAGGAGTGTGAGGAATGGATAAAGTAAATGAATTTGAATATGACGTTGATAGCAGAGCGTCTGCTGATGTGAATGTTAACTATGTCAGCTTTGAAGTAGAATCGAATATCCATTATCGGTTTAGTTCTGCTGAAGACTTGCTTG